AATTGTTGACGTCCTTTAGCGCAAGAACGCGGTACGGCGTAAACTCGAACACAAACCGCGAAACCTCGCTAAAGCGACCAATGACTTTCTGAATCGTAGTCTCAAGCGACGCGTGATACCGAATAGCGATTCCGTCGGTGTTGGCTGAGAGCGTTACAGCCCCCGCGAGTTCCAACCACTCGATGAGCATCAGCAACGTAAACTGACCCGTAAGGGTAACGGCCAACATCAGGTCCGGCGAGTACAACACCGAGTATCGGCTAGCGAGTTTGCCGAACGTGCCGTTTAGGGAAATCTTGAGCGTCTCGCCCGTGGTCTTATCACCAGAACGCTTTGCTTCTAGCCGCCGTTCGTAGATTTTACGATACTCGCGGACGAAGTCCTCACCCAGTCCGGCAGGCACGAAACCGCACTCTAGAATGATACTGGGGTAGAAGCTAGCGGCGTCAATATCACAGATGACGTCGGCCCCCGCAACGTGACAAACTTTTCGGTCATGAACACTGTGTATGCCCCCCACGCCGAGTTGATACTCCCCGTGGCCGAACGGGATAGTGGCGTGCCCTAGGAACTCAGGCAGCACAACGTGCCCGGTGCTGGGGTTCATCTCGAACGTGTGCGCCGCGACGCGCTCCAAAAGCTGTTGAAGCGCCAGGTCACGGAAGCTTAAGAATTTAGGCGGAACGTAGCGCACGCTCTTCGGCACTTCGTTTTCCCGGCGCTTCAGCCCCATGCTAGTGATGTACGCCTGCTCGGCCATCTGCGAATCGGACTTACTGCGCATATCAACGCCGTAACGCCGGCTCATCTCGACGCGCAGCAGGACTTCTTTCTCAAGGTGCCGTAACAGCTCCGCCGTTGTCTCGACGTCATTGTGGCAATACTCAAGAAGGGTCGCCTCCTGCTCGGGACGTATCAGTTCAGCGTGATGAATTGGAAGGTCTTGAAGTCGCGGCATATGCATCCGCGCTCCGTAGGCCTTTAGGCTCACGAACGACGGCGCAACCTCAATCAGGTCAATCCAGTCGAATCGAACCTCGGGCAACATGAACTTACGCATCGCGGCCCAAGGCGCAAGGCGGTTGTTGATGACGTCGTCGGCGATGCGTTTGATTTCGGCCTCTGTGCGGGCGCTGCAAAACGCCGCCACAATGACGTTGTCGAACTCCCGCGAGTTGAACCCTACAAAAGTCGCCCCCGAGCTCAAGAACGCCTTGAGCTTGGCGGGGCTGTCGGGCTGGTGCCGCCACAAGTCAAACCACTCGCCGGTGTCTGGGTTTTTGGCACAGAACAACGTGCGGTTGCGGTAAGTTTCGGTATCAAACACCCAGGTGCTCATCGATCTTGATTTGTGTAACCTGCGGTGGGTTCAGAGCCGTCAGTAAAGGCAACGCTCTCGAGTTCGATGAGCTTCTCAAGGAAGTGCTGAGCTTTCTGCAAGTCCTGCAAGCCGTTCTTTTCGTGATAACGCTCGACGTACTTAGTGATGCAACCGATGAAGTAACCGCGACCGTAAAGCCGCCACTGGCGGTCCCAATGTTCTTCGCCGCCTTTTTTGTAGTGATTTCCGCCGACTTGTTTTTCGTTAGCCTTCATAACGCAACCCCTTGATGATGTTGAAAAGATCGAGCTCCCGGCCTGACAGAATAAGCTCATGCGCGTAAGCCACGTAACGGTCATGCACCTCGAGCATGCGCCGGTTGCCGAGCTGCACCTCACGTAGGCAAAATACCGCCCCGTGGGCTATGTCGGCGAGTTTGAGCGTGCGTTGGTCGCAGGCGTTGAGTTCGGGGTACATGATGCCCGCGTCAAGCATCAACCGGCGCTCAAGCTCATCAACCTGATCGCCGATGCCGTATTCGCGTTTCGCGGGCGAGGGGATATCGCCCGTGTACTGCTCGGCGAGGTCATGAAACAGCGCAGCCAAAATCAACTGCCGACTGGCGTCCGGGTTTAGCAGCAGCGCAAAACACGCTACACCGTGCGAATGATGACCCACGGTTTCATTTTGAAGGGTTGTGAGGGTGTGAAAGCGTTTGACTTCGCTTCCGTTGATGATGAACTGAAGGGTTTTTCTCATATCGAAGTTCTCAAGTTAAAAGTTATAAAGCTAGAACGGTTAAGTATAGGTCGCATTTTTCGAAACGCAAAATCAGCGCTGACGAGCTGCTTCTCGCCGCTCAACCCAGCTCATCGCAGCGTAGCGCCAGTCTTCCGCACCCACCGAGGCGGCCTCTTTTCGGCCCGTTTCGCCGGCCCGGCGAGCCGCGCTCACCATAGCCATAGGTCGCGCCACGTCGCTCAGGAACGTGTTGCGGTACGGGTTAGGAGCCAACGGGTCAACGCAGAACCACTCGCACTCGTACAAGAACAGCTGCGGGTCTGGATCGATCATCAGCGGTCGGGGTTTCACGAGTCCCCGCCAGTAACGGTCGTAATCGCTCGACTGGGGCGGGAGGGTGATGTACTGGTCGGCTTTGTAGAGATTGCGGTAAAGGTGAAGATTCGCGCTCACTTGCCGATAGACGCCTAACGGAACCCCCAGCGCCGTGGCCACAAACTCCTGCAACACGCTAAAGTGCACGACGTTTGCGCCGAGTGCGCCCCACCAGATATCGTTGCTACGGTTCAGGACCGTCATATCGAGCTGACCGGCTTGGGTTTCGAAGATCACCTGCGTGTTGCACGCCTTGTCTTTAGTGGCTTTTGAGAGGTCGGCGGGGTCCCAGATCTGAATCACGGCTTGACGGGTTTGCGGGTCGCGGCGCAAGAGGTCAATCACCGCCAGCAGCTGATCGAACCCAAAGTGCCGCCGCCAGCGGTAACCGTACGCGGCGTTAAAGGTCACGCCGTCGTCGCTGTACTGCCCGATGCGGCTGTTGAAACGCTCGAGGAACGCCACGTCATTGCGCCCCGCGAGCATCCAGATCGACTCCAGCAGGTGAAAAATCGGATTAGCGTCTCGCCCCTCATGAAACAGCACCCGCTCCTGAGGCCGCAGATACGTGATGATGAACGTGTCTGTGAACGTAATCGCCGGACCATTGCGGGTGTTACGCTCATGGGTAGGATACGTTCGGAGCTTCCAGAATACCTCCGCGAAGGCTTCGTTGACGTTACTTGCGGTGATTGTGTAGGCCATGACTCTAGAACTCCTTCTCGGGCTTGTAGCGGGTCTTCGGCACACCGTCCCCAACCACTGTGCGGGCGTACTTGCTGTACTCGCACATTACGTTCTGAACGTCATGCAACGTAAGGTCCGTAATATCAAGCTGGGTTTCGATTGCGTTTTTGATCTCGATCAGTTTCTTGTTGAACTGCGTCTGGTTCCAAGGCATCGTTGACTTGCGCCCCGTGAGGTAATTGAGCCCTTTGGTGCTGCCGGGGCCGATGGGGGCGTAAGTGTAAAGGTCCTCGGCGACGCCCAGCTGTTTGTCGGTGTAGGTGAGGTCGGCGGCAACTTGCCCGGCCATAAACGTATTGAGCCCAAACGACGTAGCAAGCAAGTACACGAAGTTCTCGATCCGGGGGCGCTCGTAATTGAGCTCTTCGATGAGTTTCGCGTTGAGCTCAATGGCGGGCTCAATGATGTGCCGCGCTAATGCAAGACTTTTTATTCCCGCAGGTTCTTTGTTGGTAGGGTAGACCATATATGCCCCACCGTAAATCTTATCAACCTTACGGCGATACGCTTCGATAAGAGAACTAAACGCCTCGGGTGAAAACTTCTCAGGTGAAACGGGCAGAATTTTCTCATAAATCAATACGCGCAAAGTAGGCGGCCAGTTGATTAACCGCGCTATCAAAAGCGTAAACCACAAATCTGGCCGGTCAGCGTCAGGCTCTATGAGGTGTTTGATGATCCATTTAGACACTCGGTCATCACGGCGGCGGATGTTCGTAAACTTGTAATCGCGCAAGGTGGGGTCCTCGGTCCACGGGGGCGGCAGTTTGTTTTCACGTGAGATGCGGATTACTTCTCGTTCCCAAACAAAATACAGCAACCCTTCGATTGATGCAATTTTATTAGCGGTAGGCGGCTTGTAGGGGCAATCTTCGATCATGCTTCGAACTCCTCGAAAATAGTCATCAGCTGAGGGTGAGGGTCAGCGTGGTCGATGAGTCGCACGTTGTAACCCGCATTGCGTAAATTTTTGTAACAGTTCACCACCGAATGGAACTTTTCGACAAGGTTTTTAGGGTCGAACGGTTTTTCATTACCGGCAGTCAAGCGACGCTGTTTGACGCGCTCGATACAAAGCTCGAGCGGTGTGTTCATGAACGCATACACCGCGCAGCCTGTGGGCTGCACGGCTTGGGTGACTTGTCCACCTAGTCCGCTGTTAGAGACTAACGCCCCTTCGTAAAGTACATGCCCTAACGGGTGAGCTTTCAACACGCGTTGAGCTATCTCAGCTTGAGTTTTGATCGCGTCGGTGCCACCGCAAACATTGTCATATTTGCCGATGACGTAAATCGGGGTGCGTAAAGCAGGAACACCTACTCGATAACCGGCTATCTTATCTTTGCTCATTAACGCCTCAGCACTGTAGTCGAGAAACTGCCTAACGGCTGTGGTTTTACCTGAACCGAACGTACCTGATATGCGCAAGATGACATTTCGCATGTTAGTTTTCCAGTTGTTTCGTTATAAAAAATGCTCGGCTCGATAGGGCCGACCTGTAGCGGGAAATATACGCGCTTTTTCTTTCAAAGACAACCGCTGCGTCTCACATTCAGCCCTCAGCCATTCGGGGAGTTCCAAGCTGCGTATGTCTTTGAACACCGCCGTAACTTCGCTCAGCCCCCGAGCGTCGGCCCACTCGATACGCTCCCAAGCCATGTCGGCATAAACGCCGGGATACCTTCGCCCAAAGAAATGATTTTTAAATGTGCACAAGTTGCTCTCGAGTGTAAAGTTATTTACATTCGGAATGTCGTGGTTCTGCTCAGAAAAATCAAAGAGAAGGTTGTCGGCCTCCCGACTCAGCCACGTGCACATCCCTTCAAAATTGAAATAACTGCCGTCAAAGCCGTTGCCCGCCCGTTTGTCCCAAACTAATTGGTCGTTGCCGGTTAAGAACAACATACCGTTACGGTGGGAGCGGCTACCCGACTTGTCGTTAAAAAGCAAGTCGTCGCAGTCAGCTCCGAACCCGTTGAGGTAAACGTACTCGAGGTAAGAAAACGATGACAGTCGCCCAAACGAGTGATACCGCCCTCGCACTAACGCCCATAGTTCAGCATATGTTTTTTCGCTGAGCATGGTAACTTGCGAGCCGCCGTGTTCAGCAACAAGATTGGCATAAGTGCGGATAGCTTCGGGGGTGTGTGTTTTCTGATATCGCCGGTCTGTATCGAACTGTAACCGGTCCCACTCTGAATTAAACCAGTCGCTGAACTGCGTCAGCTTTGCATCAGGGGGTGGGACTGACGGGAGACGTTTCGCAAGACTTATTGAAGTTATAGGGTTTTGCGTAAGACCATTTAAAAACGCAAACCAAAGACGCTGCTCGGCATCCCAATCGTAACGTCGCGCCAGCTCCGGCATGTACAGGTATACCAACCCCGGCATCACACCGTAAGTCAAGTTCAGACCGTAGAGTTTGTCGAAATATTCGCGGCGGTTTTCCCGCAGCCGGTAATCGTTCACAGCAGCCCCCACCCAAAGTTAAACAACGCCGAAATGACGCGGCAAAACGCTCCGGCCAGAACTGTACCCGCCGCGATAAGCGCCACCCAACTCAACAACCAGAGGGCGAAAAACCCTCCGCTGTCAAAAACGCTTCGACTACGACGGTTCATTTTGGAGTTCCTGATAAGCTGACGAGCTCAAACGAACGTCCGTTAATTTGAACCGTAGCCGGCTCGTTGGCTTTAGCTGCGGTATAAAGCTGTCGCGTTAAACGGTTTAACTGACCGCTACTCATCCAATCGGGATGAGCGCGGCGCATCCTCAAAGCGTTTTCCCAGATTTCGTTGGTTTCGATACAACGCACTCTTCGATCGGGTAATCGTAATGAGTCACTCATTGCAGGGCGCTTTTTGCTGCTTAAGAGAGGGGGCTCTTTGGTTTTTACGACTTTGCTTGCAACTGACGTTTGAAGTTTGTCCCACAACTCGCGGCAGCGGTCGACGGCTTGCTGACGGTCTGAAAATGCCCGTACACGGCGGTTGGCATATTTATTGTGAAACTCAATGAGCTGCTTCATCGAAGCAGTCTCGAGCCACGCGTAAAGTGATTCGCTAGTTTCAGTTTGATGGGGTTCGGTGTTAAACATTTCAGTAATCTCCTGTGGTTTCAAAATAGTGCTTCTTCAAAATCTTCAACGCTCGGTGGTTGCTTCGGGGCGCGGACGGCTTTGACCTGCGAGATGTGCAGGATGACCCACTGCGGGAACGGCCAGTTGGTCTCCTGATTGATGAGCCGCACCGAGCAGCCGCCGTCTGCATGAATCGCCTCCAGCACCCCCAGGCCTGAAGGCGTCATGACACGGTCGCCTTGTTGGTGATAACGCATAAGCTCAGACCCCCTCAACGATGTATTCGGCGTCAAGGGGTGCGTCAATAGCTGCTAAGTACTCTTCGACGGCTTCCTGTTGCGTGGCGCCGTGTCCCACCGGGTCGCCGGGCTCGT